CTGTTCGTGAGACTGTTCCGATTGAAGTGGAGAATGTGCTTGTTGCACCGGTATCCGCTGATGATATCGTAAACGACTTTACTTTATCCGGAAGAAAAGCAGTCTACCAACTCGGTATTCCAAAGAACGATGATCATGATTGGGAGGACGTAGACGTGGAGTTCTTCGGTGAGCGTTTCCACACATACGGACCTGTAATCAAAGGTATATCGGATATGATTCCACTTGATTGGAACGGGAAAGTATACGTGGAGAGATATGAGCAAAGTTAGATTCGTAAGAAACAGAGCAGGTATAAGGGAACTGCTTAAAAGTGACGGTATAGTGAAAGAATGCGAAAAACTTGCTTCTGATAGATTGTCGAAAGCAAGCAGTGCAGCTTCTGGCTATACTATGTCAATCAGGAACTACCCTGAAAGGACCGGATATGCGGTGTATGCGGAAGATTATCCTGCTATAGCTGACAACCTTAAGAATAACACGTTGCTCAAATTATTGAAGTAAAGGAGTACCATGATGATAGAGAAAATCATATATGACTACCTGGTATCAAAAAACATACCTGTATACTTACAGGTTCCTGCTGAACCACCGACAGAATACGTCCTGATCGAAAAGACAGGCAGCGGAAAGAGAAATCACATCAAATCGGCTATGATTGCACTCCAGTCGTATGCCGATTCTTTATATTCGGCAGCATTACTAAATGAAACCGTCAAAGAAGCGATGGATGATGCTATCGAATTGGACGATATATCTAATACGACACTGAACAGCGATTATAACTTTACCGATAACACGACTAAGAAATATCGCTATCAGGCTGTATACGACATAATACATTATTAGGAGGTTAACATGCCGAACTCAGCAAACAATGTAACTACCGGAAAAGGTAAGGTTGCAGGATATGCTTATATGGCACCATCAGGAACAACGCTCCCAACTGATGCGACTACTGCACTTGCTTCTGCATATCAGGTGCTTGGTTACATCTCTGAAGATGGGATAACACATTCCACATCAAGAGATACTACAGACATCAAAGATATGAACGGTGATACTGTCCTCAGCCCTCAGACAGGACACGCAGAGACTTTCGAAGCAACATTCTTAGAAAGCCTGAATGTCAATGTACTGAAGATGGTATATGGGGATGATGCAGTCGAAGTGACTAACGATACTATACACATCAGTGTGAATGGTGACGAACTTCCTGCAGCAGTATTTGTCTTTGAACTGATCGCTCAGAGCAAAGCAAAGAGAATAGTTATTCCTAACGGCAAGGTCACAGAGATAGCTGACGTTGTCTATAATGCCAATGATGCAGTTGGCTATGGTGTTACTATCAATGCTCTTCCGGGAGCTGATGGCTATAAGCATCACGAATACATAGCATAACCAAAGAAAGAATAAGGAGCGGATTATGATCACAGTCGAATTAAGTAACGGATTCAAGGCCAAAGTTGAGCCTGATGATCTCAATGATATATATTTCATCGAAGCACTTGCAGGGATGGAAGCTAATATTACTAAACTCTCAAAGGTGTGTACGATACTGCTCGGTGAGGAGCAGAAATACGAGCTCTACAAGTCTTTAGAGGATGAAAGAGGCAAGGTACCACTTGAAGCAGTTAACAATGCGATCGAAGAGATAATGACGAAAGCAGGAGATGAAGTAAAAAACTCCTGATCCTCGCCGGCATGATCGCATTTGATGAACAGGCCTTGATCTGTGATTTGGCTGAGACATATCAGATCTACGACTACAGGTCGCTGCCGGTCAGACTGGTGGCGACCTTATCAGCCGGTTTGAGGAACGATTCACGAATAAAACAAAAGATGGCAGGGGTAATTGAATCGGAAACGAATATCTTACTTGGTACGATCGCAGACAGACTCGGAGTAGTTATCTACGGTATGAGCGGTGGTAAGACAGATATACCTGAGTCCATCGTTGAACAATTCTATATTAAGCAAGACAATACAGACCTTCAGACTTTCGATTCACCGGAAGACTTCAAGAAGGCTTGGAATAAAAAAATAAGAGGTAAGAAATGAGTACAGTAGGTACAGCGTATGTCCAGATAGTGCCTTCTGCACAAGGCATATCCGGAAGCATATCAAAAGTTCTTGGCGGAGAAGCGGCTTCAGCAGGAGAATCAGCCGGAGCAAGTGTTGCTTCGAAAATCAAAGGGGCAATAGTAGCAGGAGGAATAGCCACTGCTCTCACCAAGACGATCCAAGAGGGTGCGAGATACGAACAGGCATTAGGCGGTATCGAGACCATGTTCGGACAGTATTCTGATCAGATGGTCCAGTATGCCAATGAAGCATATAAGAATGCAGGGCTGTCTGCCAATGACTACATGGAGCAGGTAACGAGTTTCTCAGCATCGTTGCTCCAGTCGACCGGTGGTGATACGAAGAAAGCCGGAGAAGCGGCAAACCAGGCAATCAATGACATGTCTGACAATGCCAACAAATTCGGTACGGATATCACATCGATACAGAATGCCTATCAGGGATTTGCAAAGCAGAACTACACGATGCTTGACAACCTGAAATTAGGTTATGGCGGCACAAAAGAAGAGATGCAGAGGCTGTTAGACGATGCATCTAAATTGAGTGGTCAGAAGTACGATATCAGCAATCTGAATGATGTGTATGCTGCTATACACGTAGTTCAGGAAGAGATGGGAGTCACTGGGACTACTTCCAAAGAAGCTGCCACGACTCTTGCAGGTTCATTTGCTTCGATGAAGGCTGCAGCATCTAACTTCTTGGCTCAACTGACAAATGGCGGTGATGTGAATACTGCATTAGGCAATCTGATAGATTCCGCAGTCACATTCGTTGTAGGCAATCTGGCACCGGCGATTGGTAGAATAGCAGCAGCATTGCCGGGACTGGTAATAGACCTGGTCGGAACGAAGATCCCGAATCTGGTCACCAAACTAACAACTAAACTTTCGACTATACTGGATGGTAAAGCACCTGGAACGATGTCGAAGTTTGTCGGTAAGATGATCCCTGCAGCAATTAAAGCAGCAGGGAAATTAGTCATTTCATTGGTCAAAGCGGTAGTCACATTAGGACCGAAGCTGATCAGACAGGCACCGACCATCATCAAGGGATTCGTGACAGGTCTCTACAACGGAGCAGTCAATGGAGTGAAAAAACTGGTAGAGAAGGTCAAGGGGCTGTTCAAGTTCAATGTGTCTCTTCCTAAATTGAAATTACCGCACTTCAGTATCTCGCCAAAAGGTTGGAAGCTAAAAGACCTGTTAAAAGGGTCTGTTCCGAAACTCGGCATTGAATGGTACAGAAAAGCAGAAGACGATCCGTATATGTTCTCCGGAGCTACACTCTTCGGTGCAGGTGAACGTAATGATGAGATCCTCTACGGCAGAGCAGCACTTATGAGAGATATCGCTTCAGTAGTGGATACCGTGAATGGTGACGGAAACAATACAGTTATCAATTTGAATTATGATGCCTCAGAAGATGCGAATGATATGCTCAGGGATATCGCAAGAGGAATCAGAAGATATAAGATGGCAGGGGTGATGTAATGGCAAGTTACGACCATAAAGGTACAAAAATAACGGGGACATCAACAACAGCAAAGATATTCAAGAAATCAGGGATATCGAACGCTAAAAGGAATGATACGTATTTCAATACATCAACCGGCCACGTGTACAGATGCGACACTGCCGGAAGTGCTTCAAAGGCAAAATGGGCATACGTAAGAACAGACATAGCTTCAAAGCCGACTAAAACAGTGGCAGGACTTGGAGCACCTAAAAGAATCACTTCCGGAAGCAATACTCGTCTGATGAAGGCAGAATGGTCCGTCCCAAGTTCATTGACGAACAATAAGAACGGAGACAGGGCTACAGGGCTTGAGATACAGTGGTCATTAGGAATCAAAGGCAAAGACCCGAAAAAAGTTATAGAGACTTCAAACGAGTCTAAAACTTCTTCTACGATCAATCTCAATAGTTTCACGGTCGGAAGAAAGACATATAGCAGATCTGACTTCTATCCTTTCGAAGGCAAACCGAAACTCACATATGTTACGACAAAAATCAAAGCGACTAACTCTAAAGGCGATGGCCCGGCTGTAAAAGAGACCAGAGAGTTCAGCCCTCCGGTCAAGCCGACAATAGGAGATTTCTCGTTCAATACAGAAACAGGTACAGTATCGACAACGATAAAAGCCGATGCCGGTACAGGATATCGTGAAAGATACGATACAAGATATAAGGTATCAGTGTACAACAGTGCGACAGGGCAGGAATGGAACTCGACCAATTCTACTACCCAGAGCACTGAATTTCCTGCATCTTATGATGTGGCAGGATATCAGAGTATCTCATATGATCAGTATTACAGAATAACTGTTACAGCATGGTCAAGAGGCTATGCAGGTAACTCCGAAGTAGCCAAGAAGGTGTACTACGTAGGATATCCGGCTAAAGCCAGTATCAATAAAGTAGTCGTATCAGGAAAAGACTCATCTTCGAAATGCACAGTATATATCAAGACTAACAGCAGCACAGCACATCCGGTTGACAGGGTCAAACTTGAGACACTTACTGATGTTGAATATGCAACTGCTGCACAAATCCCTGCTAACCCTGGATGGGATGATGCAGGTATCATAGACGATGCAGAATGTACTGCTTTGGCTGTTCCTGTTGCGGATCTGATCCCAAGTGCCGGAAACTACACTTGGCTCAGGGTAAAGACATATCATGCCAATGAAGAAATACTCTGCAGATACTCTGACTATTACAGAGTGAGGGCATTAGAGACTCCTGTCCCTACTGCAGCAGATGATGACATCGTGATCATAAGCATAGAAGCAGGAGAAGATGGAGAATCCGCACTTGTACAGTTAGCATGGAACGCAGACGGTCAGGACGATTCTACAGGAACAGAATTATCATGGGCAGATTCTGAAGATACGTGGAGATCGACAGAGAATCCAAAAGAGCATACATTCACATGGACAGATGGCTCTTTCACCGGTACAGATCCGATAACAGGTCTGGTAACGACATATCATGACAGTGCTCTCATAACTGTCAAAGGATTGGAGGAAGGAACAAAATACTATTTCAAAGCACGTAGATATCTTGATGCGGATGAGACTACATATTCGGCATATTCCAACACAGGAACAGTACTTACCAGTGAGACACCTGAAACGATCGTAGCTTCGTGTGATAAGTATGTACCTGTGGGAGCCAGTTTGCCAATATACTGGACTTTATCGGGGAATGGTATCCAGACATCATGGCAGATAGTAACTTCTGCCGGGACGGTGATTTTAGAGGGAGAAGGTATAACCGGTTCGGCACAGATAAGTGCAGACAGGCTTGCTGAATTTGCAACGAATGGCTCTATAACATTCACTGTACAGGCTTCAACAGGTGCTGATTATGTCATATCTGAAGCACACACTGTCAGGATAGTGAATGCTCCGGAATTGGAGATAACAAGTGCTGCGACACTTACGGCTCAGTCTGTATCGTTCACAGCAACGACCGACAGGCTATGCGACCTGACGATCATACTCACATCACAAGGGGCTTCGACACAGGGACCAACAGGAATACAGAGACAGCCTTCCGGAGATACGATATACAGCGATGTGTATGAGCCGTTATGGACAGAAGGAAGCGATTCATTCTCAGCGACTGTAGAATTACCGGGTGGATTAGATCTGTGGAACCTTGCGACCTATACACTTTCTGTGGTAGCAACAGATAGAGATACAGGTCTGCAGTCTGAACCGCAGAAAACAGACATAACCATTGATTGGGCTAATCCGGCAGTAGATCCGTATGATCATATCGAACTTACAGCTGTAGACACATATGACGAGAACGAAGGACACATTCTTGGAGTACAGATATCACTTACTGCACCGGAGACGGCAAACGAAGATGATGTGTATGATATATATAGACTGGATGGTGGCCATGCAAGTCTGATTGGGGAGAGCTTCCCTCTGACTCACACGGTCATTGACAGATATGCTCCGTTCGGAGATAACATGACGTTGTATTACAGGGTGGCTCTCAGGACAGTTGATGGAGACGTAGCTTTCGCTGATATCGAATACGTACTGGATAATGCTTCCCTCAGATTTGACTGGGAAGACGGTTATGTGGAACTTCCATATAACATATCCATCGGAGATTCGTACAGGAAAGACTTTGAACTGAGACAGCACATGGACGGTTCGTCAGACGGGTACTGGAATCCTAACATCGAACGGAGCAGTTCTTTGAGTACGGATGTGATCCGTATAACTCAGGAAAGCGACATCGAGATGACAAGAAAACTGGCAAGATATTCAGGACCGGTTTTCGTAAGGACACCTATTGGGAGTGCTTATGAAGCCGATGTACAGGTCTCCGATATGTCAGTAGATAACAGTGCTATCATGGCTGTAGCGATAGATGCAACAGAGATAGGCTTGACACAGGAGTTCATTTTACCGAACCCATTCCCGTTAGTAGAGGAGGGTGAGTAACATGGATTGGAGACAGTCATACTCGGCATCATGGCGAATCTTTAGAGTGAACCGTCAGACATGGGCAGATGCAGCACAGATCTCCGATGTAGACGAGGTCAGTATCTCAAGGACTGCAGATGGAAGTCTGTTGGAGTCGGGAACACTTAAAACCAGTGGAGACTTTACCCCTGACTATTACAGGATCGTAATGACTGCCGTACAAGGTGACGAAGTGCAAAGAGTCGATGTAGCAACACTGCTTTTTGCAGAGACAGGTGGAGAGATAAACTATGGAAGAACCGTTCATGATGTGGACGGTTTTTCTGTATTATATCCTGCTTCAACGACTACGATCGTAGCAGGGGAATACGCCCCTTCGGGAGTAGATGGAGCACAGTATGCTGCAGATCTGTTATCCGGAGCGATCAATGCACCGGTAGAAGTAGAAGGTAGTTTCACTCTAAATGATTATGTAGTTCACGAAATCGGGACTACAGTACTTGAGGCTGTTTGGTCGGTGCTCAATGCCGGTGGTTTCATCATGCAGATAGATGGCAGAGGAATCGTACATGTAAGGCCAAGACCAACGGAACCATCGCTTGTGATAGACAGTTCAAATACCAGGCTGATGTCTAACGGAGTATCATTCACTGCTGATACATCCGAGATCCCAAACAGATATATCGTAGTTGTGGACAACAACATAACACAGGCAATCAATTCAGATCCGAACAGTTCAGTATCAATAACTACCAGAGGATACTGTGTCGATGAAGTGGACACATCACCAAAGCCTATCAATGGCGAGACACTGTCTGCATATGCTGAGAGGAAACTGCATGAGCTGAGCGTACTGAAAGACGAGCGAACTTATACAAGGGAATATTCTCCGGATGTCAATTTGTACTCTGTTGTTAAGGCTTCGATAGATGGCCTTGATGGGGATCTCAGGATCGAGTCGCAAACGATCAACTGCGATAACGGTATCACTGTAAATGAAAAAGCAAGTAAGGAGATTGTTCTATGGTAGATGACATGATAGTTCAGGAACTTGTATCGGCAATAAAACCTGAACAAACTGACAAAAACAGAACCTATGCAGCCATTGTTTCAAAGATCGATAAGGACGGGACAGTATGGGTATATGTTAATGGCTCTGATAAGGAAACTCCAACGGCATCGACCTCATCTGAAGTTAAAGCAGGTGATTCGGTGGATGTCGAATGGAGGAATAATAAACTGTACATTGCCGGTAATCCGAGCAATCCTGCTGCAGGAAGCCAAAGGGTAAATGTTATCGAGCAGACTGCAAATCAGGCAGGTGCCGATGCAAGAAGGGCAAGCACGTTATCTTCAGAAGCAAAGAATGTCGCACAAGCGGCGGCGAAGGTTGCAGGGGATACCGAGCAACACTTTTGGTTCACAGAGACAGGTAACGACACAGGAGCTCATATCACAGAAAAGACACAGGAAGAATTTCTCGCCGATCCCGACAATGGTGGCGGGAACTTGCTTGCAAGGTCAAACGGGATCGCATTGAGGAATGGACTCGATGAGGTAGGTGCATTTTATACCGAAAGTAACGGTGGCGACGTATATGCCACGTTAGGTTTTGAAAATGATAAACTTGGCAAAGTAGCCTGTTTTTATGACGATAATGCTGACGAGACTGTTCTTGTACTTGAGTCAAAGCAGAAAAACGGCAGTGTGACAGGTCAGGTATTGGTTGCCGCATATCAGACAGGGTATTTAATCAATATCGGGAGCATATTATATGTTCGTGGTAGTGGCTATGCAAACAGGATAGAGGCGCTTGAGGATGTCCGCATTGACAAAGACTTATATGTTGACAATGACTTATACATCAATAACACCAAGGTGGCTGACCATGTAATAGAACGAGGTACAAGTGGACATTGGAAATATATCAAATGGGCTTCGGGCAGAGTGGAAGCGGAAGGATATGTTACCTTTTCATCACTTACATTCGCGCAACGCGGAAGCATGTACAGGTCCGGCCCTACTTCGTTCACTATTCCTTCAGGGATATTCGACACCGCACCGTCTGAGGGGCATGCATGGATACAGTCAGGAAGTGCATCGGACTACTTCGGAGCGGTCATAGGCTCGTTGACGACTACAGGCGGAAACTGCATGGTATGGAAGGCAACGAGCGGCACAGGCTCGAATGTGTCGGTACATATGAGGTTGGTATACAGAGGGTAAGAAAAATGGCAGACATCACAATCGGACAAATATCATCAGCACTTGCAATTATAGTGGCACTGATAGGGAGCATAGCATACTTGAAAACACACATAA